GTCAAGGTAAATGTTGCGGTTGTAGACGAGAGCCACTCCGACGACTTTTAGCCTCCTCTTCGAGGCAGAACCTTTTTATCTCTATTTCCGGTAGGAGGAATTATGGACATTCAAGAGTGCGTAAAGGGACCTAGAGCTAAGGCTGTTATTGTACACGAGAGGCCATACGACTACGATGAGAAGCGTGGGATCTGGATGCGTCGAGTCATTGACGAGCAGGAATCCTCCAACATCGTTACGAATGCTGGTCGTGTACGAATCCACACCTATCTCTACGGGGCTGGAGGTCAGCGAGTAGGGATCGGGGCTGGGCTCAACTACATTGCCCTATCTAACAATGCAACCGCTCCTGCTCAGTCGGATACAGTCCTGACAGGGGAGATCACGAATACAGTGCCTACGGCTGGCCTACAGCGAGCACTAGGTACCGTGACTCTTCCTACTGGGTCAGGCACTCAAACGGTCATTCAGAAGGTCTTTACCTTCACGGGCACCCCAGGCCCTCAAGGAGTCCAGAAGACGGCTCTGTTTGATGATGCAACAGCAGGAACTATGGCCCATGAGATCCAGTTCGCTCCTAGGACTTTGTTCACAAACGATACACTTACTTGCACTTTCAGTATTTCCTTGTCATAACAAGTACTTACGGTACTTGTTAAAGATTCAACATGGACACTTACGGTCGCATTTACGGTCTACATGACCCGGCAACTGGGGAACTCAGGTACATCGGGCAGACCATCACGTCTCTTTCTAGGAGACTCACGTTCCATATCGCCCCAAGTATCCTTAAGTCTTCTAGATGTCATCGGGCGAACTGGATTCTGACCTTGGTTAATGTAGGTCTTCGTCCAGTCATCAAGGAGATCGCTACAGCCTCTTCGAGGGAGGAGCTTGATCGCCTTGAGGTTGAGCACATCTCCTTGGCTAGGTTGGGTCAGGTTCGTCTCGTCAACACTGATCCTGGTGGTAACTCACAATCACCTGAGCATTACAGGCGTCTAGGGGAATCGAAGAGAGGCATCCCCCGCACCCCAGAGGTACGAGCCAAAATCTCAGCAGCTAAGAAGGGCAAACCATCCTCCAAGCGTGGCCCGATGAGCGAGGAGCAGAAGGTCAAAGTCTCCGCTTCAAGGAAGGGCAAGCTTCTTGGGGCCACTCATCATCAGTACCGTGGCGACATCTCAACAGACTTCATCCTCCAGAGAATCGCTGAGGGTTGGACGAAGGTTCAGGTAGCTGAGGAGCTTGGTGTTTCCAGTACGTTCATTCACCGTAGGTTGAACCAGGCGGGGCTTACGGGAGAGAGTCGACCCAAGGGTAAGCGAGAAGCCTGGAACAAGGGCAAGGCCCACTCAGCAGAGCATGTTGCTAACTTTGCCGCATCTAGGAGGGGTAAGGCGACCGGGACAGACCACCACTTTTACCGACATGACATCCTGGACGAAGACCTTCGTCAAAAGGTTCAGGAGGGTCTCACCCCCTCTCAGATTGCACAGTACTACGGGGTAGCTCGAATTACTGTTGCTAGAAGACTTAGGAAAGTAGCTTAACATGGCGTACCCTCACACCCTTGTTTGGTCCGGGTACTGGAGTACGGACTATGCAGGTTCGCCTTGGGTTGGAGAGGCGACTGCGGGAGCTAGCTCTGGTCGTAACTTAACGGAAGCTACAAACCCTCCAACCACTGGAACTGCAAAAAACAGCCACACGCCAGCTCACTTTGATGGGGTGAACGACACTCTCACTTCGGTAGAATACATAGAAGACTTCGCGACGACCTATGTTACCGTCGATGCAGTTGTGAAGATAAACAGTGCAATAGCACCAGCTGCTGTTGTCTGGGACGACCCTTGCATCATAACTGTATGGGCAACCGCAGCTTTTTCCCTTGGGGTAACTACCTCTGGGGTCTCTTTTGGGGTTTATACTACGACAGGATATGGGCAGACGGCTTACGTGCCGTTATCTCTTGGGGTCGTACACTCTGTTCAAGGTCGGTACGATGGTACGAATTGTTCGGTACGTGTCGATGGTGGCGCTTGGGAAAATCTGGCTATTACAGACCCTCTTGTTAATGCACCAGGAGTCCAACTCCTGGTAGGAAAGGACTACGTCGCCTCTACATTTATGGATGGGGACATCTTCAGCTTAGGTGTAGCTCCATCTGCATTTTCGGACGGTACGCTTGATGCCTTGTACGACTACGCTAGGGATCGTTACATACTCACTCCGCTCGATGCAGCTCCAGCTGGAGATGCTTCGGTCACTGCAAGCCTCGACTTACTAGGAGCCCTAGGTTCAGGTCTAACCGGAGATGCTTCGGTCACCGCAAGTCTTGATCTACTAGGAGCCCTAGACTCAGCTCCAGCTGGAGATGCTTCGGTTACTGCAAGTCTTGATCTGTTGGGAGCCCTAGACTCAAGCCTAACCGGAGATGCTTCGGTTACTGCAAGCCTCGATTTGATAGGGTCTCTTATTCCACTCGATGCCACCCTAACTGGAGACGCATCGGTCACTTCAAGTCTTGATCTGTTGGGAGCCCTAGATGCGGCCCTCAGTGGGGATGCTACTGTCAACTCAAGCCTCGACTTACTAGGAGCCTTAGACTCAAGCCTAGCCGGGGATGCAACTGTTAACTCAAGTCTTGATCTACTAGGAGCCTTAGACTCAAGCCTAACCGGGGATGCCTCTACCACTTCGAGTCTTGATCTGTTGGGAGCCCTAGACTCAAGCCTAACCGGGGATGCTTCTGTAAATGCAAGCCTCGATCTTATGGGTAGCGTTAGCCTAGATTCAAGTCTAGTAGGAGATGCCTCTGTTACTTCAAGTCTTGATCTGTTGGGAGCCCTAGATGCGGCCCTCAGTGGGGATGCTACTGTCAACTCAAGCCTCGACTTACTAGGAGCCTTAGACTCAAGCCTAGCCGGGGATGCAACTGTTAACTCAAGTCTTGATCTACTAGGAGCCTTAGACTCAAGCCTAACCGGGGATGCCTCTACCACTTCGAGTCTTGATCTGTTGGGAGCCCTAGACTCAAGCCTAACCGGGGATGCTTCTGTAAATGCAAGCCTCGATCTTATGGGTAGCGTTAGCCTAGATTCAAGTCTAGTAGGAGATGCCTCTGTTACTTCAAGTCTTGATCTGTTGGGAGCCCTGGACGCTACCTTAGCAGGGGGTGCCTCTGTAAATGCGAGTCTTGATACCAATTTGGTTGCAGCTCTAGTAGGGGATGCCTCTGTCACAGCTAGTTTGAGCTTACTGGGAGCTATAAGCTCTACAGCAAGTGGGGATGCTTCAGTAACCTCAACTCTAACTTTAGTAGGTACTTTGGCGTCAGCTCTTGTTGGAGGTGCGATTGTCACCTCAAGCTTGAGTACGTTAGGGGTTGCAGTGCCCCTAGATGCTACGTTAGTTGGGGGGGCTACGGTTGGTGCAGCGCTGGGGCTAAGTGCTAACATGTTTGCTACGTTAGATGGGTCAGCTACAATTGGGACCCTGTCTCTAACTACGGTATCCAGCTTTCTATCCGAGTATCTCACAGTCTCTGAGGAAGTTGGGTGTTCAATTCAAGGTACTGTTTCAGTAGCGGATACGTTAACGCTATTCGAGGCTCTCCGTACAGGGCTCTCCTTGTTCGAGAGTCAAAGTAGCACCTCGCTTCAGGTCGACTTCCCAGAGGAGCTAAGACTCGATGGGGTATCGGATGTTACAAACTACTCTGTAGCTAGCTATGGGGGTGGATTTCCTATCTCCATCCTATCCGCTACTCCAATAATTCAGACAAAAAAGTCTGGAGCACAGGGGCAAGTTGTGGAGTCAGCTCCTGGAGTACTGTACTCTAGAGTATTTGACCTCTACTCTGATACGGCCATTCCCTCGGATATCGGGGGTTACCTAGTGCTAGGTTCAGAGTCGTTCCAAGTTACCGCTGTAGCGGGGTCTCAAGTTACCGTGAGTCGTCCTATCCCAATCTCTGGGTTGAATGGGAATTACGTTCCAGGGTCTGGGTTCACTGCTGGAACAGGTCAGCTTGTTTGGAGTATCACCACCGGAGCCTTAGGGGCCACACTGACAGTCACTGAAGGTACAGATGGGGCAAGCTATCTAGGTAGAGTGACCCACCTTCAAAGAGCTGTTAGCGGTCAAGTGTACTCCAGTCCCAGCTCGTTTACGTTCCAGGCTATTGGCACGAAGCCAAGAGTTTCTAGCGTTCAATTGTCCTCAGAGGGTACCCTACTCATTACCTTCAATGAGGATATGCGAATCGACGCAGCACTACTGGATGTTGCTGAGTACGCAATTACGGGCCCTACTAGAGTGCAGGTTGAGTCTGTCTCTATGGTAAGCTCACGAAGTATAGCTCTTTTGACTTCAGGACTTGGAGTTGGGAGTTACAATCTAACGGTCAACGCAACAGGTACTCCTAAAGACCTAGCTGGTAACCCCATTGACCCTACCTTCAATTTGGCAGCATTCAGTGGGTCTATTCCAATTACCAGTAAGTCCATTTTCACAGATAAGGGGCCGATCGTAAGGCCAGCACTCACCCTTCAAAGTGGAGTGAACGGGACCATTCAGACCTTTACGACAACAACATTTGGAGCATCAAAGATCTTCACCTCGAACGAGGTAGTTCTTCCAGGAGGTGCATTCACTTCCAGTCATGTTGGATTGCAGCTTGAGCTAGGTAATTCCACGGTTAATGGTGGTACCTACAAGGTACTTGGGGTGGTAGCTGCAAATCGCTTGAAGCTTCAGGCTAACCTTAGGCTACCAGATGTCAATAATGGCATCCTTACTTGGAAGCTCGTAAATCCTAGAACGGGGGAGATAGCAGATGACCCTTCGGACGTGAGTGTTCGGGTGAATGGGGTAGCTGTAGTCCCTCTTGCTGTAGTTGGGCTACTAGGTCAGGTAGTACTGCCTAGTGTACCTGCACCTACAGATACCGTTAAAATAGACTACAGTTGGATCAGCGATCCTACCGTAGAGTTCAGGCGCTTGAACTCCAAAGAGTTTCGTCTCAATGCTTGTGGCAATAACGTAGGAACCGCAAGTGGAACTCAGCATAGCTATAGATACCGTAACACCACGGTACAGCCAGCCAAGTTTGTACCAACCGCTACGACAGCAAGTCTAGTTCAACCACTCTTTAGGGAGTTGCACTATCGGGCATTCGAGCGAGCCTACTCGGTAGCACTCAACGATCCAAATCTACTGACTCTGAATTGTCCTACACATAAGATAGCCTATGCTCCGCTATCTCGTGAGATTGTTCAGACTACTGTCAACTACTCCGCAGACACACTACCGGAGGCAGACTCCGATCCCTGGGTACGTAAAGGTTCGGGTACGGCTACAGTCACTGCTGGAAGTCTTGTTATCCAAGACACCACAGAAGGTGGGTTCCCATCAGGTAACCCTCTGTTCTGGGTAAAGGATGTAGACCTAACCTACCCTCATGTGTTCGCAGCTACTTGGCGCATGCAGGTAAACTCCTTTACCGCAAATGGAGTATTTACTGGAGTGGGCATTGGGTGGTCTGGTGGCCGTACGGCGATTGTCCTAGGTTACCTCTACGACGGGGGTACTCGTAAGCTTGGGTTCCTCAAGCGTGGATTTGGAGATGACCCATCAGGTATTACCGCTTGGTTTGGAGGAGTAACCACGAACCTTCCAGTCAACTTTGATTGGTCCACGAATCACAGTTACCGGCTGTTCCGTAGTCGGGATGGAGTGGTTCAGTTGTTTGTGGATGGGGAGGTTATCCCTAGTCTGCAAGTTGCAGAAGCAGACCTCCCATTCCTTGAAGAGTTGAATGATCCATTCGTGCAGCTCCAAGGGGTATTCTTTGGGTCTCTTAGCAGAGAGGCCAAAAACTCTAGTTCTTGGGACTTCGTACGATACTTAAGTCAGCCTACGAACCCATCTCAAACGGCACCGGCAATTTTTGCTGGGTATGAGGGAGATCTACTACCTGAGGTAACCGCAACTCCTTGGACGCCAGTGGGGTATCATGGTAACGAGACACTTCTTGCTACGGGGTCTCTTCTTCTTGATTCTACTTCTGCAACAACCCAGTCGACCTCTACCTCCGTGGGGCTTATCGGGGGGGATTTCAAAGGGTTTACCAGAATTGAACCGCTACTTTCGGTCTCTTCCAATGTAGTGCTCGACGTAAACGTACAGCTTCGGACTCTAACTCATGGTATAACCCCCAATGCTCTGATGGCAGCGTTGGATGACGGTAACCGACTCATTCAGCTATGTCTGTTCCCTTATCAGTCTCAACCCAAAGTAAGCTACCCAGGTCGGTCCTTGCCACAGGAAGCCTCTACCCCATGGGCAGCTCTTGGAGCAGCCACTGGGAGCATGGTAGGGCGAACGCTTAGGGTCACGGATACCTTGACCACAGGAGGGCTGGTGTACTTCCGGGAGGACCTGGGGGCAGTTAGTTCCCCTAGCCGTATCATTGAGGCCTCGGTAGACTCTACGGCAGAGTTCAAGGTCAAAGTAGTGTCCTTCACCCCAGATGGTACGTCGATTGGGTTTTGTGGGGCTACAGTAGACATCTTCGATGGGACCCGAGCCGTTGGGTTGATGCTACGCCAAACAACTCTAGGTATATTCCAAGTAGCCTTCCACTCAGATGGGTCCTTGTTGGGAGTGGGGTCTCAATTCCTATTCAATTGGAATGATGGTGCAACCCATATCTACCGGGTCGTAAAGAGCGCTACCGGAAACCTCGTATCTCTCTTCATAGACAACAACTTGATTGGGTCGTTCCCGTACACCTCCTTCAATGTAGGGTTGGGCAACCCTACCATGTCTTTTGGTTCGGCTACGGGCTCAAGTGTGTCCTCAACCTCCGTTGTGGATTGGGTGTATGTGAATATTTGGAGAGGCCAGTCGGCTACTCCTACCCGATATGCGGGTATCTGGAAGGGCTCTGACTCAGACTCCCTTACAGGTTACCACCTCCCACTAAAGCTAGAGTCTAAAGCTGGGGTCGTAGCTGGCAATACCCTGACAGACTCTACGGTGGACTTCGTAGCTGCTTCTGTCTCTGTGGGTAACCACCTTGTCATTGACCTTGGCCCAGATAAAGGGACCTATACGGTTGCGAGTGTTAGCACGAACACTCTAACGTTTGTTGAGTCTTTTGCGCAGACCACTGAAATGGTTGAGTACCGAATTCCTCTTCAGGTGGATTGGACACTCGCACACAAGTACCGAATCGTAAGAGACCCAGATGGGTTTGTAGCTGTTCTTCTGGATGCTACCCCAACCCCCCTCATGCGTGTTGACTATAGTTCCGTAACCCTACCTCCTAGCTCTGTTGGAGTACCTTACATAATCAACCGAGGGCTACCCTCCGTTTCGTGGGGTTGCTTTGATCCTACGAACCTCTCTCAATCTGCTTGGGATTACGTGAGGTATGGGGTCACTAGCTCTCCAACAGAGACAAGAATTGCGCCACACCATCAAGTTCTAAATCAGCGCAATGTCATGGCCTCTCCTGAGCACTTGACGACTACAGTTGCTCACGACCACACTCAGCACTCTTCCTCCTCCACTGGGATTCCCTACCCATGGAAGGACTTCACAGACAATACCCTTAATATTGCATTCACGCGGTTGAATGAGGGTACGCCTCTCATGCCTTCAACTCAAACCTATGAAGTTCGTAGACCTACTCCAGTGTTCGAGTTTGTCTCGGGCCTCAATCGACCTGAAGACGTACTCAACAGTGACCCCGACTTCGTTCTGAACGATGCTTCCCAACGATCCAGACTCATTGTCCCTAAGGATGTGCTATATGACGGGCTTCAGATTACGGAAGAGACCACAGGGGAAGCCGAGCACCTCTACCCATACTCAGATGGGAACATAACAGCACTTGGTAAGCTAAATTGGACGAAAGAGGTATGCGGTACTTACCTTGCTGACGTGCTTCCTGAGCTAGACCCCAATTTTGGCACCACCTGGGTCCTTCAGTCGGATAATCCTGGGGCCACCACAACAACCGTATCGGCAGGGGTATTGACCTACTCCACCACAGCGACCCCGAACAACAACACCATTTACCGCAATGCTACGCCACTAACTGACTCTGTTGGACTACAAACACGAGTGGACTTCAAGATTAAAGTGGTAGCTGATTCATCTCTAGGGCTTGGAGACTCGGGTATACGATTTGGTTTCAACGCGCTAGGGCTGACAGCTTCTTTGGCCTTCGTGACCACCCCACTTGGGGACCGAGAGGTACGGCTGCTGGATCTAAACACAAATCTTGTCCTTGGGGCGATTCCATTCGACTTTCTAGATGGCCTATTTCATGTGTACCGTCTAGAGAAGAACCCTGTAACGAGTATGCTTGACGTGTCCATCGACCCATAGTGGGATAAAGAACTTCTACGGAAGTCCAAGGGAGCGGTAGCTCCCAAGAGGGTAACTTAACATGGGTGTCGCGACATGCCAATTTACGCAAGGTGCAGTTGTAGGAGGTAGCGGTCAATCCGTTTTTGGATTCGCTACCAATGCCGTTGCGACCATGACCGATAACGGTGGAGCTGGAGCTACTTCCTACCTATGGGAGATCATTTCTTGGCCTAGTCCACTTGCGTCAGCTCCTGCAATCACGAACTCTACCACGCAAGTTGCAACGGTCACACCCACTTTAGATGGGGTGTACATCGTGAAACTCACCAGAGTAGAGGCTGCGATTACGACCACGGACATCAAGTTCTTTGGCGTCTCAGATGAGGACACACTTACGCTTCCTTCGGTGGGTCAGACTGGGAACATGACCAACCAGTCTGTAAACGCTCAGAAGGCTGGTTGGGCCGGCCGTCAGAATGCGACCACGAACTTCCAGCTGGATGCGTACCTTCGGTTCCTCAAAGCTCGCGTAGGCCGATACACAGGGCATACTCTCGTTGTAAGTCACTCGTCTGGCGCCCCTGTGGTCCTAGCTATTGTCGAAGGGGTAAGCAAGCCTCTAAGGTTTGTTACGATGACAGGGGCTGGTACCTATACCGAGGAGCTTACAGCCTCAGCTAACGACGGCATGCGGGTTCGATATCGAGTCGTGATGACCGCAGGGGCAGGTAACTTCATTCTCAAGAATGGGGTTGCAGGCTCGACTATCCTAACCTTGACCGCCCCTCCAACATCTACGTTCACCTATGATGTGGAAGCTGTCAATGACGGTACGAATTGGTCAATCACTAGGACCGGTACGGTAGACCCTAAGGCTGTTACCAAGGCTTACGTAGCAGAGCTGGTATCCGGTACTCGCTCGACGGACCAGGTAACATTCACTCGAATTGGGGCAGTAACCATCGACCCATCCAAGTTCCCAACCTCTGAGATTAGGTTCCAGGCAGAGGTTGAGGCGACAACGGGGAAAACGGTTTCGATTCAACTGTACAATACAACAGATGGGTCGTTTGTTGGATCTCCACTGACCTCTACTTCGCTTACCCCAGCAGTCGTTGAGGCCGTCATTACGTTGCCAGCTTCCCTGAAGACCTATGAAGCGGTTCTACGTATGACAGCTTCAGGGGATGCTTCAGATAGGGTGACGTGCACGAATGCTCGCATTGTATTGACTTGGGGCTAACCCCTACCACAAGGACTGGACGTACGAATGGCTCTCCCAACTAAAGCAAAGACCTGGCAGTACAACGTTAATCAGGCGGTTGCACTACAGGGTTCGATTATAGCTACTTCCCAAAGGCTTTGGCGGACAATCAAGAACTCCTTGGTTGGGTTCGCCACGTTACCTTGGACAGTTCGAGGGTCTAGTGACTCCGTGGCAGCGGGTATGGATGCCGTTGACCGATGGGCTGCGGATGCAAACTTGGTAAATGATACCGCAGGTAACGTACACTCCTGGATTGTACTTCGACAGACTGGGATTGCTACAAATTTCGAGATCTGTCTTGACCTCAACTCTAACAGCTCTGCTGGCAACTTTGACTTCGTCGTATCTCCTGGTGCTGGGTTCACAGGAGGCACTACAACGGCACGACCTACCGCAACAGATGAAGTGCTAACCCAAGCGAACTCGGCCTATGCGTGGTCGAACTTGGATGCAAATCATGTTGTCCATGTAATGCAATCTACGGATGGACAGTGTACCCGAGTTGCAGTTTGGAGAGCCTCAACGAATTTGTGTACCTTCTGGATTCTAGATAAGCCCGCCAACCCAGTGACAGGTTGGACAAAGCCCAGCCTATTTGGAACGGTAGGAGTTAGCTCAGGAGTTGTGAACACTGCTGGTCTATTCGGAGATTTTGCGAATACGACCCTCAAGGGGTATGGCTCAGCGGCTATGGTGCTGGCAATGACAGGAGAGGGGTCTCAAGCTACGTCTGGACTCCTATCTAACCTTACTGGAATTGGTACCACTGCAAATAGTTTTGACAGTACTTGGCCCCTGTTCCCGATAGGTATTGGGTCAATTACTGTAACAATGCAGGGTAGGCACGGTACGGTGTTCGACTTGTGGTGGAGACCAACCTCTCTAGGTCAGATTGATACCTTCCCAAATGACACCTCTCGTCAATTTGTCGTGATGGGGGACTTTGTGCTCCCATGGGATGGGTCTGTACCTGTAATCACCTGAGGTCCCATGGCAACTGTAGACGGAAATAGTATGACCGTGGTGGTGTTAGACGTACTACCCGGTACGAATCAAGCTCACTTCTCTACAAAGTCAGGTAACCTAAGGTCTTTTACGGTTACTTACTACAAGATGCGTGCGAGAGACGTAGATTGCGGCTCCCTTACGTATCGTACTTGGGTGGTGTCCGGTGTTCCTGACCCTACGGGAGCGTTGTATGCTGGAGCCAGATGTGGAGCAACAGCTCTAGCCGATGTGATTATCGCAGAAACTTGGCAGGTGTAAGTGTCCTTCGGGGTTAGCCCATACGGTACAACACCCTTTGGTGGAACTTCCTTGGTCTCAGGGGGGGTTTCTCTTGTCTCGTCGACTCCAGCCTCAGGGGCTACAGGAGTCTCTTCAAGTGCAAACGTAACCTTTCAGGTTAACGCTCCAGCTGAGTTTGATGAGCTAACGCTATCTGTCAAGTTCAACACAGTTGAGGTGATACGTAACGGAGAGTTCCTAGCTGGCTACAGTGGAACGATAGCGTTTGCAGGCCCAGACTTAGATGTGAGTGTAACCACCCACCCGGCCTTCTCCCTTGGGGCCGTGACCGTGGATATCACGGCTTACGACCTTGCAGGTACTCTAGGTTCTATTAGTTATAGTTTCGCTGTAGGGGTAGCCCTGGATGCGGCTCTCAGTGGTAGCGCCACCCTTGTAGGTGACCTGGTGGCTGGCGTCCAACCCCTGGATGCGGCCCTCAGTGGGGATGCTACTCTTGTTGGTGACGCCTACGTTACTCAGCCACTTGCTGCCACCCTCAGTGGCAGTGCTACGCTTACGGGGGACTTAAGTGGCGCCCTCTTTCAGGTTGTATCTGCCCAATCCATCAATTCCGTTACCCTTGTAGTTGTTTTCTCCAACCCACCAGACTTTACAGTAGCAAGCGTAGTCAACCCTGCGAACTACACCTTCAATGGTGGTTTGACAGCAGTTCGAGTTTTGCCAGATGCCAATCCTAACGCAGTTAGGTTGCTCACGGTAGAGCAAGACTACAAGTTGTATGTAGTCACCGTTGGAGGTACCGTTACGGCTGTAGGTGGGGCTACCGTAGACCCGCTAGCTAACTCCAGTACGTTTACAGGGTATCCTCTGACCCCAAAGTTCCTTGCGAGAGTGCAAGGACCTACAACGGTCAATGTCCTGTTCGCCCAACCTATGTTGGTCGATGCCGCACTAACGAATACCGCTAACTACACAATCCAGTCCTACTCTGGCGTAGCGATTCCAGTCCTCTCTGCTGTTGCCAATACTGGATCAAACGCGATTAGCGTAAGTCTGCGGGTAGGGGCGTTCCCTGCTGGAGTACCTCAGGTCCTCACGGTATCCTCGAATGTAAAAGCGGCAGATGGGCGTATTACCCAACCCAACTCTGCGAACCTTACGTGGGGGAAGATTCAGAACAAGACCTCCATCTCCCTTTCGAGCTTTACTGGGGAGGTAAGAGCGAGGAAGTTCTCCCCACTGGGGCTGAGCGAGACCTTACAACTGGAAAGTTCTCTCTCCGTTGTCCTAGCTCCTCTAAGGGAGGGTCCGGTAGAGGTAGAGGCTCTTTACGACTTTATTGACCTAGCAGAGGCCGTGACTGTAACCGGGTCTGGGGACCCTACCACGAGTCACTCTATCTCAAATACAGACACGCTCCGAACCCATCTCTACGCCTCAGTTACGTCTCAGCCAGATCTTCGTAACACGAGCGAAGTAAGCCTAGTCGATGAGTTGTTCTTCCAAGAGGGGTTGACGATTCTTCCGGATCTGGCTCAGGGTTTGGACCCTGCAATCTCGGATCTGTTCGGAAACCCGAATGGTCTTGTGTTCTTCTCTCCCTCTCTCAAACCAGGAGGGGCTCCTAGTTCCTCGCTAGCGGTGGATGAGGTTAAGGCTTGCACCCAAACCTTTGACAAGTACGAATTCCCTAAGATCCTAGACCCCAACCCGTTCTACACGCATGGGGGAGGGATCAAGCCAACTCCAATCGCAACCCTCAACAACTCAGTATTCTATGCGGACTTCTACCGCCTAAAAGAAGCGAAGTATGGGGTACAGGACAAAAGGCTAGATACAGTACCAACTGTAGTCGACCTTACCGCTAGCTTCACGTTTACGGAAGTCACTTATCCTCCAACGCGAGTAGCTCTACTGAACAACCCTGCTTGGGTGGTATTCAATAATGGGGTGGCCCCTCCCTATCCATTCATAACTACGGACAACTTAAGCCCTATCCCAGTAGGAGCTGTAACTTACCGTAGACAGTACGCAAATCCGGCAGAGGTTCTATCGCTTGTTGAAGATGGTCTTCAGACCCTAACCGCAACGAGTGTGGCAGTTAGTGATACGCTCGCACTGTCTGAGGACTTCGACCTCACCCCTGGGGAGACCGTGGTTCAGGTTAACCTTGATGAGTCCCTATTGATAGTGGAGGACGTTACGACGAAACTTGGGGTGAACTTCTTTGAGGTTTTGGAGCTGGTTGAAGGAGTCACGATCCTTTGATAACTTCTACCTCCATTGAAGTCCTAGGCTGAGGAGATGACATGAAGGTAAATGAAGCTCTTAATCAGTTAGCAAGCCGCTTTTTTGGTGCTCTTCGTCCAAAGTATGAGGAGAATGCCAGACTAGGTATCCGAGGGGATGTCTTTATCTCCTTGAGAGACGGGGCAAGTGGTGAACTTCAAGACTACCGAGAACGTCGGAATCTTATCGTAAAGGATGCCTCGATCCTCGTTGCTCGTCTGATGAAGGACAGCGCAGAGCCCACGAAGGGTATTTTTGTTCTAGCTGTAGGTACGGGCGATACTGGATGGAACCCTCTGGCTCCTCCTGCTCCTACAAACACTCAGAGGGCTCTTTACTCTGAGTTGACTCGTAAGACGTTTTCGCAGACCAGCTTCATTGACGCGGCTGGAATCCCGACTGCTACTCCAACAAATGTTGTGGACTTCACAGCAATCTTCACGGAGGCTGAAGCTGTAGGGCCACTTGTCGAGATGGGTTTGATTGGTGGGAACATCTCCACCAACCTTGCGGTTCGCAACCCAGTCCTTCCCCCGAATGGGCCTTACAACCCTCTGGTAGACCTCACTACCAAAGAGACTTTGTTGAATTTCCTTTCGTTTCCGATCATAAGTAAGCCAGCTACTTCAAGTCTTGAGGTAACGTGGCGACTTTCGTTTTAGGTTGGTTGGATAGCGATATGAAAACCTGTTCTAAGTGCGGACGACCTGAAGGGGAGGTGACGTTCCAAGTTGAGAAGACTCGGAACGGAGGTCTCCGTTTGCGTCCTGATTGCAAGGAGTGCCGCAAGACGTACCAAGCTTCATTTCGAGCTGACAACCCCAATTACTTCACTGACTACTATGTCAACAACAAACGTCAGGTGAACGATAAATGCGTGGCGATCAATCGCCGTCGCCGTCACGAACGTTACGGTCTCATCGCGAAGCTCAAATCAAATCCATGCGTGGATTGTAAGGGTTCCTTCCTCTCGTGTGTCATGGACTTCGACCACCGAGACCGCTCAACCAAGGTGATGGACATTTCGATCATGGTGAGGCGACTCATCCCGTGGGAACGAGTCATAGAGGAAATTTCAAAGTGTGACCTCGTGTGCGTTTGTTGCCATCGATTACGTACCTACCACGGCAACAACAGCTACAAGACACGACTCTTTGAGCACCATAGCCTTGTTTTGAGCACGCTCAAGTCAACCACGCCATGTCTTGACTGCGGGGGTAAGTTCAGGTCATGTCAGATGGACTTTGATCACGTTACCCTTGACAAGGTATCCAATATTGCATGCCTGGTCGGAGGCTCTACTAAGGGACTTCTTAGTGAGATTGCCAAGTGCCACCTAGTTTGCGCAAATTGTCATCGAGTTCGGGGTAGTACTGGCGTTCGACCGGATAGTCCAGGTCACTCAAAGGACTTGGTTAGTCAATTTCAAGATCTGATGAAAGACACACCTTTCCCCAAGGATGCCAGAGTCAACCCTTTTCCAAATCCTGAGCTATTAGGGACTGTACCAGATAAGGAACTTGCTGTGATGACCGGCATTTCCCAATCGATGGTCGCATGGTATCGACGCAAAGCTGGAGTTGTTCTGAACCGTCAAGGTCAGCCCGTAAATAATCGTTCAATGGTGGAGACTCAGTAATGGGAACGAAAAACTACGGACCAGCAGTTAGTGGCTTCCTCGACTCTGAGGGTAGGAATTGGGAGAACCCGGTTTTCCAAGCAGGTAAGCCTGTTCTGGATAAGGAGCTGAATCTCAGTGAGGACATTGCTAACTCGTTTAGCTTGGGGCTCACGAAGCAGCTAGCCACCTCAGGGTGGCTGACCGCAGACCACTTGAATAAGTCCAACCCAACTGCGGCAATGTTTGTGTCCTCAGCGACAGTAAACACTCTTGTCCTTGCGAACAACCTTAAGGCGCTAGTTAACGGGTGGTTCTTAGATGTGGCTTCCACTGGGAACTTAACCCTAAATCAGATTAGTCTTGGGGCAGGGCCTGTAGGTAATGGAGCCAAGCGTACGGACCTCGTAATCCTTGAGGTTTGGCGCAAGCTTGTCTCAGCCTCGCCCAGTACGGATGGTAAGAGCCCACTAGGTAGAATCTGGAAGAACGGTAACGTCAAGATTCAAGCTGCGGATGACGCAGTACTGAACTTTGCGGATGACATACTGGATGCGGTAGTCGCCTCTGAGACCGCAAAGAGAGTCCAGATTCAATATAGACTGAGGGTTATCTCTGGGATAGACCTCTTTGCTTACCCAGCGGGCATTGACGACCCTGCCATTGTTGCAAATTCCACACCTGCTGGAGGAATTGCTGACGGCGTTGCAACGCTCTTCACTTACACAAATCAAAGCGCGAATGGCGACCCAGGTCTCTGGAGAGCTGGGGATGGAATTCCGAGCAACACGATAAGCTCTGTTGACGGGTACATCTACGCGATTCCTCTATGTGCTGTTTTTAGGCGCAACACCACTGCTTGGGATCGCAACCTAAACCAAAATGGTGGCGCACCTTCTCCTGGCCCATCAACTCGGCCTGATGGCTATCTAACGGATGTCCTAGTCCAAAAGGATGTCGTAGACCTACGACAGGTGACTTCCGTACGAGGTTGGGAGAACTACCAGGAAATCGGGGAGAAGAACTTCAACTTCCTCCTTGACAACGCTTTGAAAACAGAGTGGGGAACATCTACCCTAGGTGGAGGTTCGGTAGGACACACATTTCTATGGGCGGATGAGATTGGAATTCTACCTGGGGACAGCGTAACGACTGGAGATACTCCAGGAGCCCAATTACTTGGTCAATTCGATTGTACTCGCAGGTTCATCTCGGATCGTTCCATCTACGAGGTTCTCACCTTCGTGGTGGCTCCTGGGGACCCACAAGTATCTACCGGCACCTGGCAAGCAGGGACTATTGTAACTGTAAACCCAACGATTCTAGCTCAGTATCCTTTCTCTGGTGCTGCCGTAGGGTTCATCAATCGAGCCCCAGCTGGGACGAGGATTCTAGACCTACTAGGAGCTAGAATTGGCGGAGTCCTTGGAGGGGAAAAGTACCTTGACGTTGGGATTATCCAAGCAACAGCCCCCGCAACAACCTCTTCTGTTTACCCGGTAACGAATGTGACAGGACTTGGAGCGTACCCTCCTGGTAACGTAGCAATCACTCTAGGTACTCCTCCAATTGGTGGCTTGACTACGGAAGCAATCTACATTGACTTTCTTGTTGCCTACCCTTCCGGGGCAGGGTTGTCAAAGACCCCAACCGCAGACTTTGGGGCAGCTAGCTTTGAGGTAAACAACCCTATTGCCCTGACTGCTGGTGTACCTGTATCCTACGCTGCAATGCAAACCCGAGCCTATGACTATGCACATAGAGAGGCTCAGATTCAGTACAAAACTTCGACGATCACTACAACCTTCTCAGCGTACTCGACCGTAAATCCTGGATCGAAGTACTTGATGCCTGAGCGAGTGCTCAATCTTGTCCAAGTTCGAGTCAATGGTGGAGCCCTTCCTGGTGTTGGTGGGACGGTAGACGCTAGTGGTCGATTGCTGACGCTTGTTGGCGGTACTACGGCCCCTGGGGATGTTGTAGCTGTAGACTATGAGGCGATTCGACCTATGCCTCAGTGCGGCGTACAGATGACCCTATACTACGAGGCACGAGCAGCTCAGACTGTTCGCTCAAGCCTGTTAGGTACCAGCCAGGTTCTCCAACCACGTTGGGTCTCTCCCTTCTTGTACGTCTTTACTTCAGCCTCAGGGTCGCAAGGGGAAAGCTATCCCTTCCCTTATGGGTATGTTCAGACAGGTGGTCTGAACAAGTCTTCTGGTTCGTTTACTGGAGAGCATGAGCTAGACGGACCTCCCGAAATTTTCATCTCTGACTTTAACGCAAGTACTGGCTTTTTGAGAGTACCTGTAGTACTACCCTATTCGCCAACAGACGAGGTGACTCTAACTCGTGCGCTAATCGATGCAGATATCGAGGATAGGACCTACTTCACTGGCTCTTCATCTAGTTACAAGCCCAGTGCATTCGCGCAGAGTCTATCGGATGAACGAGTCCACAAGGTAGTGCTACCTATGGTCATGGAGACGACGGTAGACACGACCTTAGGGCGTAAAGGGACTTTGGTCCTAGTCCTACTAAGCAGGTGGGCTGAATTTGACTCAGAGAACAGCGTCAAGTTTCTTGCGTCAGGTAACTCCACAACTGCAAGTATCTTCCGCCTCTCTGGAAATCTTCTCAACAGGAGAATCTGATGCCATCGAATAAAGATCCTTCTGTAGTGCTTCCAGGTGCGGGTAGGCTTGCGGCTGGGCAAGTCAGCGCAAGCTCAATCTCCTTTCCCTTCGGCGGGGCTGGAGACCTCCTGAACCACCTTGCGGACCCTACAGACGCTCACATGAGTGGGGCCATTGGTATCCCTGAGACCAACCCTGTCACGGGGCAGCCTCTGCTATCTAGCGTAAATGGTCCATATGATGGGGAGTCCGTGATGGATGCCCTCACGGCCATTGCAGACCTGTTCCCAACCCGTCCAGATCGAATTGGATTTGATGGGTCAATTGTAAACTCTGGCCTTACGAATTGGTCGAATGCTCTAAGTGCAAATGCGATCAAGGGTGGATGGACAGACGGAGCAAGTGGTATTGTGACCAAATACCTGACTCCAAACGGAAGTTTGGGGGCCCAGACCATTGGAGGTATGGTATATCCAGCCGACCGAGGGGTTCTTGCGCTGTACAAGACGACAGCAGGTGACTTCTTCAATGCTGCTCAGACCACCCTTGAAATGGCTCTGTGGTTGGGGGTCAACCCTCCTCCTGCTGGCATCCCAGGGGCAGCGTTTGTAGAGGCCACGAGACCAACAGGTCAAACAGCGTACGTAGCCTCTGGGGCTGGTCTAGACAAGATTTCCTTGTCGGCTAGACTTCCTTATGCCGCATCCTACCCAGGACTAGAGTACACGGCTTTTGGTACGAACTTCTCGACCTACCAACTAGGTAAATACAGCTTCAGTATCACTCTGATTGCTGGTGACAATGACAGCTACCTCCTAGTGCATTGGAAGCACACCTATGGGATATCCCTAGCTGCGATCCAACCTGCGAACTTGACTGCACTGACCCTAGTCGCCACCAACTGCTTTTCAGCGGTGCCATCGGATGGGACCAACTACGACAATGCAAACCGTTCATTGATTTTCTTGGATACTGCTTCTGGAAGCGGGCCTACTCCAACGACGATCACCTCAGCACCCGCTGGGACTGTAACGTCCACAAAGTACTCTGGGGTTGATCACTACAACTCCACAGGGCTTCAGTTCAACATTACAGCGAAGGCTACTGGCGTTTTCACGAACTCCTACTTCACGAATACCGTAGCCAGCGGTAGCGTTCCAGCGGCCTTCACGTCTGCTAGTACTCCAGTGCAAGTCGACATGTCAGCCTTTGGAGGTACAGTGCAGAATATTGCACTGTACAACAACACGAAGATCGTGAATGACGCTGGAGGTGCTGTGTATACTACAGTGGCCCCTCCTGCAAGCGGACATACGGCTAGATTTGAGGATGCGACTCAGGGGATTGGCGCTCCTGGCAATGGTATTCCATTCCCGTATGCAAGCCTTTCCATCAACTGGAATGGCACCTTTACAGGGTCCGTCCTCCAGAGTAGTACAGAGGTGTATCTGTACAATACGGTTGGGGGAACTCTAACCACTCAGACCTTAGAGCCTTTCAACGACGAAGGCTATAGGCACATTTCTACGTTTGCAGCTAACAACCCTGTAACCCCCATTCTCCCAGCGGGTGGAGATGTATACGTATCGGCTACAGCGCTAGCAGCGAATGATGGGAACCTTCAGGTACTCTCAGGTCGAATTGCTTACCCATCGATCGACTTTACTGTAGCTCCTGTAAATCCAGTGACTGCTGGGTGTAACTATGCTGCGGTCCTTGCGGGAGATGCTGCAAACCATAAGCGTAGGTATGTCAGAGCGTTCAACACTGGCTTTGCTAGAAACACGGGTAAGCTGCGAATCACTGGTTTGTCCTTCGCTTCTTTTGACACTGGAATTGCAGCTGTAGATCCAGCAGAGTTGACGGATCATCCTGGGGGCGCCATTGTCCAAATAAAGGTTCCTGGGGCTACCGGATGGCTTGACCTAGGTCGAGCAGACGGGCTACCAGACCTCGCTAAGATTGCGGACTTCCGTGGTTGTCGCACAGGAATTGCTGGGGACGTGTATACTTTCGATACAGGTGGGTTCACGTCCGATAACGGCAGTGGTTTGTTTTTGCTATTCGTTCGGGTGACCCTAATCAAGAATGGCACGGGTCAGACTCTTAACGTTCAAGAGATTGAGTGGCTTCCACCGTGACGGATAACGGCATGAACCTTTTATCGTCTGAGCTAGAGAGTTAGCTAGAGAAGCTGAGTAGGAAATTTACATGGCTGGCACTTTCACTGTCACTGGGAACGTATACTCCAACCTCACCAAACTAGAGCAGGAGCAGCTACGCAAGGCTGACTTCAGCTCTGGAGGTAAGGCTCTCACCGTTGGAGACGGTGAGGGTACAGTAGGAGTAGGCTCGATCAATGCTGAGCCTTACGGTACAGGACCCTCTGTAGCCCTTGACAACACCTACTCCCAAACTCCTCCAGGGTCTCCAGGGTTAGGGCTTGAGACGCTAACTCAGGTTGGCTTAACGTCCGAGACTGTTCGCTGGTATGGGCCAACTCGTATTGCAGCAGGTACTACTGGGTTTGGGTTTAGTGCTAACCAGTGGAGAGACCTCTCTGCTGACTTCGGGGCCCTTGGAGTCGTAGCTAACGATATCCTTCTAGTGAAGGGTGAGACGGCAGGCGCTGATAGTAACGAGTTTGCTGCGGCTACTATTACAGTTGTTGCAGGTAACACCTTAACTTGCTCTAACATCTACGCGCCAGACGTAGCAGTCGCAGGTCAATTCGATACGGCTGGGGACAGCTACTCTTACCTCATTATTCGACCTAATGTGGTACAGTTGTTCGCTGTACCAGGGTCAGGCCCACTTGGAAGAGAGCAGTCGTTCATGATGGTGGCCCCTGGGTCCACCTTACATGTGAATCCGGCTCCGTCTCTGAATGCCATCAACGCTGATCGTATCAAGAACATTGTCCCTCCCGCATTCAATGGAAACATTGCGGTTGACCGAGCAGACTCGGTCTACGGTCCTCCCAACACAGGTGGGCCAAGACTCCCCCTAGATACCCTAGGTTACCGTGTTGTTCTATACAAGAGCAACAACACAGGTACTGGTCCTGACCTAAATCAGCCTATTGCAACACTATCCCCTGTAATTGACAGTACGGTAGCTGCTGCGGATCAAAGGATGACCTTTGACTACCGAGCTGGCATCGTTAGGTTCTCTTGTGCACCTAGATCTGGGGATGCGATTAAGCCTACGGGTGGAAATCAAGGCGTCAACCCTACAACGGGTCGCCTTCAGCTCTATGCTATCTTTTGGGCTGTAGACCAGACGGCTACGATTGGTGCTTCTAGGTCTGTTTACACGGTCCGTAGTACAGAGTCCCTAGCTAAGGTGCCAGGGAAGGTCTACTACAACAACTCTGCTGAGGGTTGGATGATGGGGTCCTCCGTAAATGGCGGATTCTATGTTCAGTCCTACTCTCCAGCTGAAGTCCCCGCAGCGGACCCAGGCGAGAAGATCGATTTCGGTACTTACCTGTCTGCTGGGACCGACAGATTCCGAGGTCTCAGGCTAAGAGCCAGTGACCCTCGTATCAGTATGATCCCTCGACAGAGGGTGAATACTACAACTGACCCTCTTAGCTCCACTGAGCTACGGGTTGCAGACAAGACCTCCTTCACCTTGGGTGGTGGAACCGCACCTCCTCAGAATCAGGGTGCCGATTACTTCTCTGCTAGTACTACGAAGGGACTACGTCAGAGCGGATTGGCTATTCGAGATGCTGTTCGTGCAGCGGCTCTTGATGGGTATGGTACGGTCCACCTACGTCGTGGCAAGTACGTGGTACTTAACACGATCGTTGTCCCACCTGGTGTTATCGTAGAGGGGGAAGGGCAGTCGACTCAAATTGACTCACAGTATACCTCTGGGGTTGGCGTATGGCCCTCAGTCTTCAAGTTTGGACCTAACACCTCGTGGGGTGTGTACGACTTTGACTACAACGAGCTAAACTCAACGTACACCCCAACGACAGAGTTCAACTACGGAGCCACAACAAAACTTGAGGGTATTGACGTTGTTTGGAACCCTACTCGTCGTGTATGGGGTATGGTCCAAGCCGACCTACTCACGAATGAGATTTGGTTCAACGAGGTACGTCCAGACGGTACGAAGGTGGTTTCTGGGTCTGGGTTTGCTGTAAAGAACAATGCAAACGTATTGTTCTCGAATGCCTCCACCAATTCAGATCAACACACCCCTTCGCACTACCCTAGAATTGCCTACCAGCAATGGTCAGATGAGTACTCTGTCGTCTGGGTAGAGGAGGGTGGGGCACCTGTTGGACCTAAGACCAAACTACAAGTAGTTCAGGCAACCAACACCCAAGGGGTCGTTGCCTTTACTCGTAAGTTTGGCCCAGCCTTAGTACCCCCTGCTGGCGCTTATCAAGATCACCCAAGTGTGGCTGTAGACAATAGCGTCACAGACCCAGCTGTGTCGTATCGGATTGCGATATCGTACACAGGACATGATGCTCCGCATAACAATGCAACCCTAAGTCAAGGAATACTTGACTCGATTACCGGAGCTACTTTAGCGTCTGGGGTAAACGCGCTTACCAGCTACATTGTAGTATCTTCTACAGATGTGTCCTCGGATGACCAAGGTAACTTCCTGTTCGCTTACAGTGTTCGCAAACACAAGCTCATTCTGGGTACAACAGGGAATATTGTTGGTGAGACTTTGGTGGATGCGGGCATTCCGGATTTCACTGCGGTTGGCGTAGAGATAGGGTCTAGGTTCCTTTACGTTAACGGCACTTCGGTGGACTATGGTACCTCTGGAGTTGTTGCTGCTATAGCTCCAGCCTCCACACTAACGATTCAAAACGACACGCTTGCAGCGTGGACAAACCACACTCCTGTAACCTACTACCTAGCTCCAACTTCTACTATCTACACAGTAAGAAGCAGTGGTCTATCTTTTGGGACCGTGAATGTGGTATCTGGTACAGCTCCAGTAGCCAGCTCCTACATCTTTGATGTGAGAGAACCTGATTACGTCAGACTTTCACGAGGGGTGGGTAGCTGGGCAGTGGTCTACCAGTCCTTTGATACGACCGCCATCCTAGCTGCAAGTTCGATCAAAAACTGGGATAACAACCTAAACACTGGTTTCATTGACCAAGTTTGGGGGACATGTCGAGATCTCACTCCACGTAGACTGCATCTTGCTACTTGCTATGCTCTAGTGAATGACTTCGGGGTAGACATTAGTCCGCGTAGTCCATTAACAGCTTCAAGTGACGACTTCTACACAAGAGCCGGTGCTGACACGACTACTTGCCAAAGGTCTCTTGGAGGTCGAGTAGTCCCTCTTCCAAACCACAACGCTATCCTCAACGTCAACCGTCCTGGTGGGTACTGGGAGATGGAAGTTGCGGCTCGCAACTACTCGCAGCCTTGGACCACCACAAAGGTACCGTCTCTCATTCCAGACGTTACCTGGACGGGGCAGGATTGGGTTGTCGTCAGTCCATCGGTAAATCATATCGAGTCTGCAACCGGGACTTACCTTCAAAGCGGCCCTGACTTTTACCTTGCGGATCCATCGTTCATTTTCGGATCTGGCGGGTCTAGCGTTGATGGGAGCTACCTACCGGCTACCGTAGCTGTAGGGGACTGGATTTACTTCCCATCGGTTACGCAGTATGCTCAGATTGCTGCAATATCCTCTGAGCACGTAGTCAAATTTACCGGACCGGTAGCAGGTCTTGTTCTAACGACTACCTATTCGTGGTACCTAGTTCGCCCAAGTAACCTTGGTGTCTCTGGTGGAATTAAGAACCCAGGATTTAGAATCAGCGCAAGAGGCGAAGTTACGGTATCTACCAACTTCTTCACATTCGCAGATGAATTGCCAGATGCCACAACTCACGTCCCAACTCTAAGGCACCAAGAGACGATTTGGCGGCCCAAGCTGTGGGGAGATTACACAGTTAACAATCTGTTTGGTGCAGGGTATCAGGCTCCAACTTCGGATGTTAGCCTCAACTGGAACGATGTCTGGACAACATCTAGGCTTGAACTCAACCTGTTCTACCGTGGAGTAGCGGTAGGGGCTCCAAAGGGTTGCAGTGAGTTGATAACCACTGAGTTCCCTATGGTGGCTCTTGCTTGGGGGGAGAACTTCTACGGATTCCTTGACCGGAATGTTTCTGGAAGTACTGGAGCACCAGGTAACTTCAAGAACCAAACCGTGTTCTACCGTCAGAGCTTTGGACCATGGGAAGGCGGTCTGAAAGACCTAGCTATCCAGGGATCCAAGTCGAGTACTTTGAAGATAGAAAGCTCTCACCATATCTTTACAAGACACGGGCTTCTACCGAACTCAGGTAGCCCATTCTTTGCTACCGATGGGTACCGAAATTGCTTTGCTCACTTGGCTCCACAGCAGCTTTCGAATAGTTTCGAGCCACGGGAAGCATCTACGTACCGTTCGGGGATGCAGTCGATCTACACAGACGTGACAGGTAGAGACCCAGTTCGGATTCGAGAGGGGCTCTACATGGGGCTTACTTCGGCCGAGTTTGACGACTCGACCTTCTCTCCTGTCGTAGGGTCGGTTGTAACTGCAAAACAACTTAACGGATCTAGTCCTCGCGTACTATGGGACGGTCAAAACTTCGTAGCGTTCGTTGGTACGACGGTACTTCAAGCTGCGACTGTACTTGCTGGAGTCACTACGGTATTCGCAACTTCTGGAAGTAATCCTAAGTTGCGCGGTCTAATTTCCATGTTCCGTTTCACGGGAGGTGATCACAGTAACTCCAACCCAGATAACATCCTTGGAGGTGGAGTCTCTGAGGTAGGGGCTTCTACAGTTAGGTTGGGAAGCTCTACAGCTGTAGCTTCTACCGTGATATCCACAGGAGCGAGTGCAGATGCTGAGGTAAGAGACGCACTTACGTTCGATGTGGCCTTCTCTGGTAAGGTCTTTTGCGTTGCCTGGTCGATGGGATACAACGCCTCTCCTGGGGATGGGGCAGACGTAACGGGTGGTTGTATGGTTGGTTACAGCCTATTCGAAAATGGGTTGAACACTCCAGCTAACTCTCTGGGTGGGTATGGCTATGGAGTTGAGGCTACGCCATTGGATGTGGCATTCGTAACGAACTCATTCAAAGAGAAGATGACGCTAATTCACCCCAAGGTAACTTGGGATGGAAATCAGTTTGTTATCTGTTTCGTCCACTACGATGACGCCACTCATCGCAACATTAAGTATGTTACGATCCCTGAGTACGGGGTAGGCTCGAATGTAACCTTCAAGGCCCTTGGGGCAGATAACGTAAGTAGGGGGGATTCTGGAATAGAAATGAAGTTAGGTAGTATTGCCAGTACTGGCAATATTGTTATGACTCAGAACGGTATTCTGTACATAGGAATGAGGCCCCAACCTGGCGATTTGGTTTGCATTAACCGAAGTGGTGACATTGCAACGACGATAGCAAATGCAGTGGATATCGCTGGCTGGTACACAGTGGTAGATTACGACCCAGTTTCAAATGAGATAAACATAGGTCGTGATCTCACTGCTTACGTCGGTCTAAACGTGTATGGCGTATTGATGTCGGGTGGAGTCATGGGAGGCAGGAATGCTCCCCTCCTTGACAATCAGTTTACGGCTGGTGTAGACACTGCAACTTTGGGCAGATCTGCCTACGGTAACTACCTACAGAAAGCTGGAGATGGGGTTCTTGTCCAAGAGGACCCTAGGAGTGTGCTAAGGATTTGGGGGCTAGAGTTCGACCCCTCTACCAACTCCTTCTTCATTCTCTATGAAGAGTCTACGAACGACCTGTGGGTGACGTCCTTTAGTCTACAGTCAGGAGTGTCTATCCGTGAGCCAGTGAGGATTGCCTCTACAGCCACCACAACCTACGCAGCTATAGGCATGAATGGGGACTCTCTTCTTGTAGTTTACGCCAAGACAGACATTGTGTACTACGCTGAAGTGAGTAAGGGACTGATTGCTACGCCAAATGCTTCCCGAGTCAACTTCAGTTACACGGATGTGCTTGGGAACACAGCTGGTAAAATGCCAGGACCTACTTACGGTACGGGAGCTTATGGGGCTGTCCGAGGTATTCAGGTCAACTGGAATACGGCTCTAGGGCGTTGGCAAGTTGCTGTATCCTTTGGGACAACAGCTTCGACTATTCGACACCCTAATTACAACGACTACACTCCGTTTGATAGTCTGAAGGCAGGTACTTCCCTTACAACTTGGGTAGATAGGACTGTGACCTACGGTAGCGCGTTCAACCCAACTGCTGGTCAAAGGTTAATGGTTATCCGCAACCTACCTGTAACAGGTGGCCCACTAGGTGTGTTGAACTTTGACACCCCCGATCGATTCACGATGCAGGATTCTGGTCAAAACTTTACCACAGCGGGTGTCGTTAGTGGGGACTGGTTAAGCGCCTTTTGGATTGATATCACACTTAAGACTGCCCGTCGTCCGCTCACCTCAGTGTCGCACGCAGGTAACGTTACGCGATGCAAGTACACCTATCCGATCCTTACTAATCCTCCGAGTACGTACCTACCTAACTATACACCTACGTATGAGATATACCGCTCGTCGATGTACTTCTACTGGAACTTGAAGGCTAACTCCGCTGGTACGACTCACACGATTGACGTAGATACGAGTGAGACAACCCAAGAGGCGGCATTCCTTGCAGCAAAGGCACAATGCGAGATCTACGCAATGCCTAGAGAGGATGTGTTCCTATTCACGCTCTCTCCTGGACAGCCTACGGTCAAGATCAAGGATGCCGATGGAGTGACCTTCTCCAACCTCAAGTTGGCAGGGTCCGTAGATATCTCAGAGGAGTACTTGAACCTAGCTAGAATGGTTCAGAAGTCTGGCGGTATCGAAGTTGGAGAGGTTACGGGTGGAGTAGCAGCTGCTCTTGTCCGTAGACTCTCCAGACCTAAGATGCACAACCAGTTGCTCACTCCAGTGAACAAGGTGAGCACTCTGGTTTGCTCGAATGTCAAGTCTGGGGCCCTAGCTAAGTACACGGCAAAGGGAGGTAAGTGAAATGTCCACCCACGTACTAGTCGGGCTGTTCGACGACCAAATCAACGGAGTTCTCACCACGAGTGGGACTCCTCCCATGTCAACGATTACCGGGAACTACGTAATTCGAGTACCGGATGACATCCCAGTGCGAAACCCAACGAGCGTTGCAGACTTAATCACAAAGAAGTATGCAGGCACCCTAGGTATGCATGCCCTATTCACCCAGATCATCTATGATGACATGCTGGATGGGTTGGGGATGAATGCAGGGGCTAGTAACGGGATTACGTTGGGGGATAGGGGTACATGCGGCCTCTACCCTGTCAATGGAGCTGTAATCCCGATTCTCCAGACCGCACCGTACGGTATTGTCTGGGGAGGTACTCCTCCAGGGCCTGCTCAGGCCATCGTGACCTACGAGCTTTTTGAGTACGTGGATGTAGACGACAAGGGTTTAGTGTACGTACGTAAGTACCGTGAGGTCACCCCAGATACGAATGTGTCTGTTCAGGTTAGCTTCAACGGGGGGACCACTTTTTTTGCAGCTACCGATAAAGCATTAGTCTCAATCCCATTGGTGTCACGAGGGGCCTCAGTTGTTCTCAAGTTCACTAGGACAACCAATATTGCAACTAAGGGTCGGGTCTTGATCGGGTCTTGGGCGGTTCTTTTTTAATGCTTTGTTGGTAGATGGAGATCAGATTTCATGTCGGATAACTACGGTACAGGCGTATCTCGTGTTCTCGACCCAAAACAAGCTTCTATCCTAGGGGTTATCTGGCAGCAAGGTAAGCCCCCACTGGATAGCGAGTTGAACTTGGCTCAGCAGCTTCAAGCTAACTGGAGTCAGCAACTATGTCTGAGGGGCACCCCCTCTGGATTTTTGGGTAACGATGCGAACACCTCCAAGGACTACCTGACCAATCCAAGCTGGTCTAACTGGTTCCAATTTGGACGCCAACGATCTGGAGAGAAGCAGGCCATTGCATGGGCAGTGGTTAACGGCTGGCTTATCCCAGTGACGGGGACACGCACGGGTACTCCACCAGGATCTCCGAACAACACGGACACCTGGAACAAGATTGCACTGGACCCCCCTCCAGCAAACAGTGGGGACTTCCGAGCAGACTTTACGTTCCTGGAAGTGTGGGTTGCGAGAGTTCCTCCAGGACCCTCTACGCTCAACAAGCCAAGTGCTTCGGCTGTCTACCGTTACGGAAATGTTGAGGGTGGTTACAGTTACCTACCTGACGATATTCAGGACCCTCAAATCGGGGTAGAGACAACGCAGAGAGTTCAAGTCCAATACCGAATCCGAGTAGTCAAGGGACTCATTGGGCTAGCTACCTACCCGGATGGGTTTGACCCGACCCTCGTGAAGGGCCGAGGAGCCGCCACAGCTGACACAGCCTTCACCTTCACCAACATGCGTCAGGAACTCGGGGACCCAGGTCTCTGGAGGGCTGGAGATGGAACTGCAAACTCACTAGGTACCGTGGATGGGTATGTCTATGCCATCCCGCTTTGTGCTGTCTTCCGTCGTAACTCTGTCGTGTGGTCAGGAGACCCATCGCAGAACCTCAATGGGGGGTTCAATCGTAACCCGGTCGCTACAGACCGAACGGGAGTGCAGACCTTTTCTACCGTAGCTACGCTTGCGGCTGGGATAACGGATGTCGCTACCTCGCTCACGATTGTATCTGCTACGAACATTCCGCTACCCACATCTCCAGCGTCCCCTGTTCTCATTCAGATCGGGGATGAGTTACTCACCTACACGTCCATTTCAGGGACCACCCTTAGTGGGCTAACCCGAGGTGTGAACGGAACCCAGAAGGAAGCTCACCTAATTGGGCGGACCATCAAGGTTGTGTCTAGTCGTCCTGACGGGCTCTTCTCGGATCAGATCGCAGCTACCGATATTCTGGACCTACGCCATGTGGTTAGCCCCAACGGGTTCGACTACTCCGCGCTATTGGCCGGGAGTCTCGACAAGCTCTTGAAGGGCCAGCTGAGGTCCAACTGGAAGAGAACTGGAGGAGGGCCGCAAGGCACCTTCATCACGTACCAGGATAAGGTGTCCGCTTCGGCTGCGGGTATGGGGATCACGAAGGTCGACTCCCCTGACGGCATCCGTATGATTTTCTCGGATGCAGCGGCCATGCAAAAGGTGGAGGTACTCTGCACTCCATTTACAGCAGCTGTAGCTATCCCAGCAACTCAACCTATCGGCACGTCTTGGTCGCTTGCGATCAACGCGCTAACGACAAGACAACGATCCGGTAACCAGTGGGACACAGAGTTGTCCGCAGGCGATGGGTTGGGGGATCGCATCAATATTCTTGTCGCTCAATTCAAGAACACTGTACCTGGAGCAGATGCAGATCAGGTGCGACTCTTGAATGAGTCTCCAGCAGCTAGCTCTGCGGGGCAGAGTGCGGGTGGAGCTACCTTCACGGATGCAACGAGTGACCTTTCGAAGGTACAGCCTGGAGACACCTTGGTGATTTACCAAGGTACCAATCGAGGGTCCTTTCCGGTCCTCAGCTCCGTTGCACAAGTTGTAACTGTCGATGGAGTCTTGGTGGCAGGATCTGGGATCACCTACGAGATACGTCGAGGTGTGGGGTCAATCCAAGTTCGGATCGATGGTATGGAAGAGCCCCTTCCTCAGCATCGCTTCAAGGTTACACCGCTCAACCCAACATCGAGCGATGACCTTACGATCGAGTTCATTGGGGTAGGTGTTCCCTTCCCAATTGCAAAGACTGTCTACGTCACTTCGCACGTACAGTACGGAGCGGGTAGAGGTCTCTCGCACAGGCCTGACTCGATCCATAACCTTGCAATGTACAACCCAGCAGCGGACATTCTTGTCCCATCGATTGGGGTACCGTCCACGAACTACACCTTGGGTACGACGTGGGCTCTACTCTGGAGCAAGTATCGATCGGCAGCTTACAAGAACTTGCTACCGGTCACAGCAGGGTCCTATGCCGACCTTGGAAGTAAGACCGTCATCCTTACTCCGTTCCGTCGTATCGCGTACCCTGCGACACCAACAGGAGTGAGAACTCAAGATGGTGAAAGTACGAACCGCTACACGGCTACCGTCACAACGGGCACGGCTGGTTCGTCTGTAGGAACGACTACCTTCACAGATGCTGGAGCTGGATTTGGGGTCAGTGGAGTTGTTGCGAACGACAGCTTCGAAGTGACCAAGGGCCTAGCCGCTGGCAAGTATCGTGTGGTCACCGTTAGTCCAACGACGTTGGTTCTAGACCGCCCGATCCCAACCGCATCGAACATTGCCTACAGCGTGTATCATACACAAGGCTTGATGCCCTTCAAGAAGCGGGACGGACTAACAGCGAAGTGGACCACGACAGACCCACTAGGTCTCTTCTCAGGCTCGTCAGATCCTGATGCAAACCGGAAGAACTTTTTCGTCTCTCTGCCTCGACACTTGGTGCCTGGTTGGGGAGAGGTTCATGCTCCAATCCTCGCAACTAACGGAGCCCTGTTTCATCGTGGTGTAAACTACATGCTTCAAGCTCGTGAGGGTCTTAACACCAACACGACAGATGCTGACCACTGCAAGCAGTTCATCAACTACACCTCGAACGTTCCGTTGTCCTACGCCTCCATGTCTACGGGTAACTTTTCTGGCCCTACGACAGTACCTGCAACCTACAACTCCACCTTCTCGTATGGCGGAGTCACGCAAGCAGGTGCAAGGCTCTTCACGGATCAACGAGGTCTAGGTCGCCAAGGAATTGAGCTGCCTCCTTTCTATGGCATCGCACGACTGTTTGGAGTCTACGAGTCCAGTGACTACAAGACGAACGGATCTGCCTTCAACCCATCGACCCGAGAGTTGACCGGAGGTGGAGCTAAGAATCTACTTCGTGCAAACTTCACGGGTCCAACCTTTTGGGTTGAGATCGATGACGATGGGGACTCAACCTTCGTCGTCAACGCAAACGCTCTAGACCTAGACAAGTCCCCCGTGGCCATCCCAAGTTTTGCTTCGAAGCACTACGTGGTGGAAGCTTCTGTGTTTGGTTTTGACCGAGACTCGTTTGATCTCACGAAGCCCTTCCGACTTGTCCTGTCGAGAGATCGAACCGCTGCAAACACTGGGGTGCGTGCAACGAATACGGATGCCATCGTGGTGGGTCCTGTATGCGTGCTACCTGGACCTCTGACAACGTCAGATACGGTACTTGTAAACTACAGCCGAACTCCTTACCAAGGCGACCCTTGGGGAAGTCAGTTGAACTACCTCGATGTAGGGTACAGTCCTGGACCGCTTCAGACATCGACGGCCTACCAACTGGTCTCGTCTCAACTAGACGAGTCTGCCCTTACTCGACCGAACCAAACCTCGCTTGAGGTCCTGGCCTCGAAGGGGTTCATTACGTCACTCGGGTCTGGACGCCTTAGTGGTGACGTGGTTGCAGGCAACGCTTACGACTTCCGAAATGTCGGATTTGAAGAGCCTACAACTTACCCTCCTGTGAGTGGGGTTACGCCTCGCCCAAGAGTCAACATGGGAGCCATCCACCCATTGGTCGCTAGTGATGTGAACCCAGAGTACCTAGGGGCATCCGAGCGTCTACCCATGGGCGCGCTATGGCGAGACAAGGACTTCCGAGGGGACGCCTTCACGAAGACCAACCAAGCACCTCTTGTGTACACTGCATCCACTGGCGTTGGCGTTGGTGGTGCGAGCTTGGCAAGAACCAAGACTCTAGACCAGGAGGAGATTGCGCTCGTGACGGCAACTCAATCCTCAGGCCAAACCGGAGACGTTCTAGTGCACGTTGACGGAGAGGTTGGTAACTACGCTGCTCTCACGAACTTCCGAACCTACCGTGGTGGGTCGGCATTCATGGGTAGTGGAGAACGACCGGGAGGTGAGATCTTCACCTCATTCGATGCCCTCACAGACTTCAGTCAGGTTCTGGTTGGCCAAGCCTTCCTTGTTCGCAACACGGTTACGACTGTAGGTGCGAACGAGGTCTCAGCTGGAGACGAGTTGCTTATGGCAATCGTCACGACTCGCATCCGCAACGCACAAGCCGCTGGAGTGTCTACCTCGTCTACGTCCGTGGTAGGAACGAACGGTACAGCAGAGGGTTACTCTGCTGTAGCCCTCTACCGTATCGACGGCCATCCTCTACTCTCGGACAACGTGAAGTACGAGGTCGACCCAACTACTGTCCTTCTTCCCAAGAAGTTTAGCTTCGGAGGCTAGTCATGGCGCGTGGAACCATAACGGTCTATGACATCCCCCCCGAGGTTCGGTCCAAGGGGGCGGCACAGGCCCGACAGCAGTTACACACATTGCTCTCTAACCCACACCTTACGGCAACTCAACGAGCTGAGTTGCTCGATCGGTTGGCCTGGGTAGCTAAGTGGGAGGAGGCAGATGTTGGTGAGATTCTACCTAGGCCTGTGCCAACTGTTGTAGTGGCAGAGCAAGTTCCGGAGACTCAACGAGCTGCTCAACACCACTCAGTTTTCATTGATGAGTCTCTGAGTGTAGAGGAAACCTAACATGGCCATGGACCTAGATACCGTAATGAATGCATTCGTCAATGTGCAGACGATAATTATCTGCCTCTCAATCTACTTGATGACTTACGTGATTCGTAAGGTTGTTGAAGGGGTTTGGAAGGGAGCTAAGACAAATCGTATCTGGCGAGAGGTATGGCTGCCTATCGGACCTATCGTAAACGGAGGTCTTGTTGGGGTCATGGCCAAGACGTTCGTTTGGCCTACCGTCGTAGATACCTCCCTTTCGGGTAGGATCATGTATGGTGCGATTTGCGGTGTATTCTCTGCTCTGCTTTACAGCAGGGTTAGGTCCTTCATCCAGAGCACCCCAGCTCAATCGAAGGGTCATGGGGGTTTACTAAAGCCAGTAAACCCCCATGACCCACCTCCAGCGGATGAGGATACCTCGGACTCGGATCCTCCTCCAGCGGATGACCTAACCCCGGAAACTCCTCCACCACCAGACGAGAAACGGTAAGTGAACTCCATGGCTGACGAAGTCTCGTTTGGTGCCCGTCTTTGGGCCTCAGTAAAGTCTGGTCTTAGTTGGCTAGGCGTAAAAGTTCTGGGGCCCATTCTGGTTGTACTTCTCGTTATCGTGGCCGTGATTCTTGTGTCCATGGGGTTCAAAGAGCTTCAAATTGGTGGGCTTATTGGACGACTGTTAGGTAGGAACTCCCCTCAAAAGGGGTCCGTGGATGTGACCAACACTATCGACCCCAATAGGGTTGGTCCTGACGGTAAGCTGATTCAGCCGAACACTCCTGACACGAAGGGTCAGACTCAAGCGGTTGTTGTGCCGATAAATGAACCTGGGTTGTTCTCCGACCCAAATAAGGTGGTCTTTACTCCTCCAGGAGCTGACAAGCCGATTGAAGTAGTACTTCCGGATGGAGTTACGTCTTCTGACGTGGCTCAAGTTGTGGTTATTGAGCCAAACATCACGGTTGTTACAGTTCGTGATAGCTCTGGGGTGCCAACATCAAAGATTGACGACCTATTGCGAAAGTACTCACTTTGACTCATCCCTGCGTGTACTTGATTACTTGTAGCTATAACGGTAAGTTGTATGTAGGTAAGACCACCAATGCTAAACTGCGTTGGACCCAGCATATGTCAGCTTCTCGGAAGCCAGCCCCTCGGATGGTTATCTCGCGTGCCATGCGAAAACATGGAGTGGGTAGTTTCACATTTGAGGTGTTAGAAACCTTTCAAACAGAAGAAGACGCTCTTTGGTGGGAGGGTTGGTACATTGAGTACCTCGGATCTCACCTTAGGGGAGTAGGGTATAACCTGGATTCTGGTGGCCATGGTGGGAAAAAACTAAGCTTAGCTACTCGACAGAAGCTGTCTAAGTTGCACCAAGGCAAAAAGCTATCCCATGAGACTCGTGCAAAATTATCGACAGCAAAGTTAGGAAAGCCCCAAACCTTAGAACATATCGAAAAGGCTGCTGCAACAAGACGTGGAAAGAAACGATCTCCAGGTACCATAGCTAAGTTACGTGCTGCGAATATAGGGAAGAAGCTATCAGTCGAGCATAGGGCTAAGCTATCAGAGTCCCACAAAAATAGCGAAGCTAACATTGTACAGATTGCAAAATTGGCAACCGCTAACAGAGGGAAAAAACGATCTCCTGAGGCCCTTTTCAAAATGCGTGTAGCTCAACAGGCAAGACGTACTAAAGAGAGAGTTGGAGGACAAGTGAT